AACTCTGGTCTTAGCTTGTGCAAGTGCGAACTCAGCGAACGACCCGAACAGTTGCTCCGACGGCTCAGTCAGAGTACCTATGTCACCGCTGATGTCGAACTGGCTAATGTCAGCGCCACTCTTCACCATGTCTAACACGGAGGTTAACCGGCTCTGTGCAGCTCTACGAGCCTTCTGAGTCAGGTCAGGTCGTACGGTGTCTACCGCACTAGCAAGCTCACCTGCTATGGTGCGTAGAGTGCCTACTCTGTCGTTCACTGAGTCGAGCTGGCTCGTAAGACCTTCAAGAATACCTTCGTATCTATTGTTGATGGACTCTACTTCTCTATCGTAGTCAGCCTTCAACCTATCTTTCTCAGCGTTAACACTGTCCTGCAACCTACCGAAGGCTGTCTGGGCCAGGTTCTTCATCTCGTCACTAATCTCACGTAACGCATCAGCGGCATCCGACTCAGCAACTTCTTGTGCTGCGTCGATAAGTTCTTCTCTCTGTGCGAGGTAGAGTCTTTCGAACACTTCTAGCTGTTCTGTCGCAGCGCCTAAGTCTTTGGCGACATCAAGCTGCCCCAAGTAGGATTGCTGGAGGTCGAACAGGGCAATGTCCAGATCGCTCATGCTCATCTTAGCAAGATCAATCCACGCGCTCCTACTCATCTCACTCAATGCCTTCGCATCTGCTTCTCTCGCGAGTCTCTCCTCTTTATCCTTGGCATCTTCAATAGCTTGTAGTCGTGCAGTCTCAGCATCCAACAATGCCTTAGTTGACTGAGCACCCCAACTTCTTATCTGAGCAAGTTGTGCTTCAGTAGCGTTCAGGTTGTTCGCTTGGACAAGACCCTCCTCAACAGTGGCGTTGACAGCAGCAAGCTCTGCATCAAGCCCAGTAAGGCCGGAGTATACAAACTGCCCCATCAAGTTGTTCAGGTTAGCTAGTCTGTCAGCTTCTTCCTCTGCCAAGATAGCTGCCTTCTCGTTCTCAGTATTCAAATCTTCTTGTGCGTAGATCAGGTTGAGTAGTGCCGCCTCTGCCTCAGTGACACCTTCTATCTCCATTTCGCGAGATAGTGCCAGTGCTTCGAGTTCCTTACCTTCAGTTTCAAGGAGTCTTATCTGCAATGGTCTGAGGTCAATCAAATCCTCTATAACATCCTCGACCGACCGGAACCCATTAGCCAGTGCTTCCATACCTGCTGCGAGTGCTTCCCGATCTATAAGCCCACCACCTGTACCACCTCCGGTTACCGGATCTCCACTCAGAGACATAAACAATGATGCTTGTTGTGCCAATGCAGATAGCCTGGTAGCGTTGCGCTCTCTTACAGTAGCTAAGTCCTCTTCCTTGAAGATAGTCTCTTCAATGGACTTCTGGGCACGTAACGATGCTTCCAGCACATCATCGTTGGAGTCCACTGCTTTCTGGATAGCGATGTCGTAGTTCTCAAGTATGCCTTCTCGTGTTAATGCTAAGGCTTTCTCATCTTCCCCCATAATCTGGAGTAGGCGTATCTGAAGATTACGCTCTTTGTTCATGTTGGCAATAGCAGCGGCTTCTTTAACTCGCTCGGCAGCTAAGTCCTCTTCCTCGTATAGTAACTCACGGGTAGCCTTTGTTTCACGTAGAAGTGTCGCCTCTAGGTCATTACCACTGTCAACTGCTTTCTGGATAGCGGTATCGTACTCAGACAGTGCGTCAGCTCTTATCATAGAGAGGGCTTCTTCATCCCTACCCTGCGCCTTGAGCAGCTTGATGTTCAGGCTACGGAGGTCTGTTGCTGCTTTCGTCGCTGCCTTTTCCTTCCTAATCTCGTCTTGCTTATCGTGGATAGCCTGTTGGGTAACCTGTTGATCTTCAGTAAGCGTTGACAACAGTAGCTTGCGTTCAGCAGCGAGGGCACCAACTTCGTCACCCTCCAACTTCATTAGTTGTACTTTGAGTAGCTCACCTTTTTCGATGGACTTGTAGTACACGTCTGCCGCTGGACTAATCGCCATCAAGTCAGCAGCAAGCTCCTCACTTCCCTCTCCAGCTTCCAACGTAGACTTGACCAAGTTGGCGAAGTCGTTCCTAGTTGCGGGTAAGGCTACGCCAATATCATCAAACGAATCGTTTAAACTATTGGTGAAGTTGTTGAACTTATCTTCGTTCGATGTGAATGAATCGTAGAATGCTTGAGAGTTAATAACGAACTGGTCAAGGCCGCCGGACGCTTGAACAAGTACGTCAGCAGTAGTTATCCCAGCATCACCAAGTAAGTCTAAGTTGAGGCCCAAGTCTTTAGCGACCGCTTGGGCTATGGTCAACTGCCCGTCGAGTCTCAAGAACGCTTCTGCTGTAGACTCACCGTCATTAGCTAAGTTGGCGTAGATGTCGCTAGTCTGGCCTGCCATGTCGAACAAGTGTTGGGTTGCCACATCTAATACTTCAGTAATCTCATTAGACTTGAACAACTCCTCGCCATCGAAGTTAACACGGATGCCGTCACGCTCACCAACGATGAACTCAAGTTCACCTGACAGCTCAGTACCTAACTTACCTGCTAGTTGCTGTGCTACGTCGCCTAACAAGCCAGTCATGGTGTCGGCAGCAGCTCTACCCTGCTCACTAAACTTCTGACCCCCCGGTGTATTAAACCCACCTTGTGTAATCGCACCAGTACCTAACTGCAATGCCGCTGTCTGTGTCTTATCAGACGGCCCACCACCAAACGAGATACCTAGCTTCTCACTGATCGTACCAAGGAAGAATCCTGGCATTGCCTTATCTAATAGCTGACCCCAGTCCTCTTGCTCGATGTCTTTGAACATAGCACTGACGTAAGCAGAAGCTACTGCCGGGCCCATAGAAGGAACCATACCACTAATGGAGCTTAAGAAACCGGAAGTGCCAAGAGCAGTATCCACTCCCATAGGCATTGCTCCACCCTTACCGAGTGCTTGTCCAGCGGAAGCAGGTGACCCACCAAAACCAATAAGACCCCCAAGGACAGAACCCGCATTACCTGCGATACTGCCGATGCCGCCGGGAGCTGAGGACAGCCCTTGTAAACCACTAGCTAAATCTTTACCGAAAGACTTGCCGAAAATGCCGAATATCTCACCAAGACCTCCGAGTTCATCACCTATCCTAGTGAATACATTAGAGAACACGTCTCCAACCTCTTCCGCTGTCTCTTCTATCGTCTTGAGTCCGTTATTAACTCTGTCAATGTCGGTGAGGATCTCATCCATCTGCTCACCTGCCTTCTCAGGTGACAGTAGCCCATCCGCTGATGCCTTGATTAATAGTTCTTGCTCCCTTCTAAGCTCGGCAAGTTTACCTATCTTCTCATCCAACCCAGCAGCGTACGCTTTCGCCGCTCTGCCTAGTGCCGCTTGGTATCGTTGTTCGGTCTTTATAGCTTTCTTAGTAGATGCAGCAAGTTTCTTCCTCTGCTTCTCCAGCTTTTTAGACGCATCTTCTTCTTCAAGTAGAGCTAAAACTGCGTTGTAGATTGCAGCCTCTTCTTTTTTCGTCAGCTCGATACTATCTTTCTTCAACCCGCGATTAATACGTTGGACTATCTTGAGAGATTTTCTAGCCGCCTCATCCTTACGGATAGCATCACTGCCTTTAGTTATCGCCTTGCGTTGGTTGGTCAAAAGATCAATGGCATTCTTTACAGCAGCGTTCTTTTTCTCTAACGCTTTTCTGGCGATTTCATCTGCGGTAGTAGACTTACCTGTCTCACTACCTAATTCGGATGTCGCTTGAAGGGCATCGGCTTTGGCTAGGGTTTCAGCAATAAGTCCCAGAGTGACCTCATCTATCCTAGCCATGTTGGTTGTGTATTCAGAATTTAACTTAGCCATGCCTTTAGTGTAGTTAGTTAAATCGACCTCTGAATCTATCAAGAACTGAGCAAAGCCACTTACTTCCTCAGTCAAACCATCTAAACCTGGTATCTTATCTAAGAGTCTCGCTGCATTGTCAATAAATGCCCCAAGCATTTTACGCATTTCGACGATTGCTTCTTCCCATATCCGGCTTATCTCTAGCCCCAGTTCCCCCCAAGCACGTTTTATCTCCTCGGTAGCTTTATCAACAGTGCCATAAAAAGCGATGACCATCCCATTTAGCTTGGGGAACTCTTCCTGCATTTTAGTGTAGAAAGTATCTTCCGTGCCTTCAGCAGCTAAGATGGCAGCGGTGACCCCAAACGCTTCACCTAATTCAGTTACCCCAGCTACCACAGGTAATATAGAGTAGTCGAGTAGGGTTCTAAGCCCACCCCCCATAAGATCCAGCAATTTTATCAAAGAGTCAAAAGTCGTATTTAGATTTTCATTCTCGTCAGCCCAGATAACAAACTCACGTCTAACATCTAGTAACTTGTCTTCTATTGTCTTAGCAGTCCGACCAAACTTCTCATCAACCTCTTTTCGTATGCGTTCAAAAGCACGTATCATTATCTCAGCGGTAATTCCTCCCGTCTCAGCGAACTTACGTAACTCCTTCCCAGACATCCCTAACTCTTTCTGGATTGCTTTCATCAGGATAGGTGCTTGCTCGTTGATGGAGTTAAGTTCCTCACCACGGAGCATGTTGGCGTTAAACGCTTGGGTTAACTGGCGAATAGAGCCCGATGCTTCGTCCGCTGATGCACCGGAGATTTTGAAGGATTTGTTGATTGTTTCTGTGACACGTATTAACTCACCTTGAGACAAGCCAAGACCATCCGTACCCATCTTCATACGTTGGTATAGATTGGCAGATGTCTGCATACTGACCCTGGAGCGGGTAGATACAGCGGCAAGCTCGTCAAAAGTCTTGTTAAGTTCTGCGTTTGAGTCCGTAACGGCACGTAATCTGTTGCGTACGTTAACTGCCTCGTCTGCCACTTGTGCGAGATAACGTACGCCCTGTGCGCCGATGTACGCAACTACCGCCGACCGTAAGGTGCGGAAACCTTCCGCTAGTGCTCCAGTTGCAGCAGAGGCTTTTCTTGCACCCCCTCGTAGACCGTTGAGTCTTGCATTAAGTCTAGCGATCTCTGCCTGAGAAGCCGCCGCCTGAGTTCTTAGGTTCCTAACCTCTACATTCAACGCTCGTAATGCCGCAGTAGTTGCCCTACTACCACCAGCAGCGCCGCCTGTGCCACCTGCGCCCCCGGCACCATTAAGTGACCTCAACGCCCTCTCTGTAGCACTCGCTTGTGCTCGCAGGTCTTTTAGCCTGGTGATGCCTCTGTCTATATCACGGGCATCGACTTTTATGCGGAGGGAGGCTGTATCTGTCATTTGAAAAACGCCTTCAAAGAGTTGTGAACATTGCTTCTGACAGAGGTTATTGTATCATCACTGCCGCCAAGAAGGTATGGTGCAATACAACCGGGATCAGTGCTCTTACGGCTCTGCATAGCGTATGTGGTAGAGAGGGTGTGGAGTAGAGATGGTAGCCAATAAGGTACAAACGTAAAATGTAAGCGGCAGTAAGCCTCGACTTCTGTCCAGGGTATTCCAACCAGACCATCGAAACCTACATTAGCCATACCCATCCGTTCAAGATGCCTCATAATCATTTCGAGGCCGTCTATAGAAGGCAACTCCATACCTTGCGAGCTGCTTCTAGGTTCTTTGGCATTCTTTGGCGTAGCACGAAGCCACGCCAGTTGCTTAACGTACGACGTTAACCTTTCTTCTTGCCTGTCGATGGAGTTTCGACGAAGTTTCCCAAGTCACCCATCTCTGTGTCAACGTGCTCTCTCAGCCACTTGTGATTACGTAAGATACCTAATTTGTCTGCTGGGTCAACAACACCTTCACCCAAGTCTACTTCATCAAAATTATTGAACGACACAATACAATCAGCGAGGAGTTTGATAGTAAACTCACGCTTCTCTTCTGCGTTCAGCTTTTTGATGTTGACGTTAGCCATGCGGTCGGCAGACTTATTAACTGCGTCAGCGTACGCACGAGACTCTGTACTGAATACGGTCACAGACAACTTACGTCCGTCATCGTGCTCAAGGTCAGCGCCGGTTACAGGGTGTACTACTACGATTTCGGTGGTGTCGGTAAATCTGTCTAGCTTTAACATTTGAAAATCCTCTCATCAGCGAGTTTAAAGTGACCGGCGGGCTGGGTGATGAGTCCAGCGTTCAGCATGCACACCTAGCCGGTCACGTACTTGGTTATGCTATCGAGTCAATATCAATAACAGCAGCAGTAGTTTCTGCGTGACCTGACGGTGCAGTAATAGTCACCGTGTCTCCAGCAGCGTAGCCTGAGCCACCCTTACTAATGTACACAGCAGTTACAGTGGTCGCGTCCATAGTCACTACAAGCTCAATACCTTCCCCGTTCGCGGAAGTAGATGCTTGGGTCACTGTGAAGCTGCCAACAGCACCACCTGAGTAAGTACCGGCGGTATTGATAGAAGATGACGTAGCACCCGTGTCAAGAACCGGCAGAGTAGCGCCAACAAGAACTAGCGTAGCGTTAGCATTGATGATGCTGTCGATAGTGCCGATAGCGGTTGTGTATCCGTTCACCATTGCTGTGAAGTACAACAAGTCACCGTTCTGCAACGTGATCCTGAACGCATACTCATCATCAGAATCGTTAGCGTCTTGAACTAACAACTGACCCGCGTCCGTGATGTCACGGCCCAGTGAGAAAGAACGCTCACCTTGGTTGTAAGAACCTTTCAACCGTAATACTTCACGCTCGCCCAACGGGGAGTGTTCTACGATGTTGTAAGTCTTACCACCTTCGCCTAGGTCTACAACCTCTGCAATGTCGGTGAATGTTAATGCTGTGAAACCGTCAATAGTGTGTGCAGTAGGGATAGTAGCGGATATAGCTATCTGAGCGCCTGCTGCAGTTATAACGTTTGATGCTGGCATGGTATTACCCTCAATCTATTAATGAATAGTACGGAAAACTGACTGGCGTAACTTGCCAACCGTCTGTTAATAACGAGGGGCCGATGCTGCCGTACTCATCAATACGAACCCCCGTTAGTGCTAGACTTCTCG